ATCGTTTACGGAAGCCCAGCTTAATCAGTATAACGAAAAACATATTAAATGGGATATTCTTAATTGAGTATCCCTTTTTTTGTTTTAACTATTTTAAGATATACCTTTGTTATTACTAGATACAAACAAGTAAAATAATAGATAATGTTAGCTTATTACATATCACAATCTAATGAATATACATTTAGAACACAACCAACTAGCTCTAATGAGTTTAGTATGAGTTTGCAAGATATGTATACTTTGGAAAACTTACCGATGAGTATGAGTGGCATTACTTATGAACCATATGAATCTTATATAGGATTTACAGGAAGTATAAGTGCATCAATAGCAGGAGGTGAATATCGTGCAACACTTTATAATACAGGAGATGTAAACCCAATATGGTATGGTTCTATTCAAGTATATAAATCATCATCTGCAGAAAAATCAGAATACGAAAACCAAATACCGCCAGTAACATCACACGCTAGCGAAAACAGATACATAATATTGGATTAATATGAAACAACAACAGAACTTTGCAATTGTAAATGTAAATAACAACCAACTTCCATTCATAACGGAAGATACTAAAACTCGTCAAAACTGGATACCTTTTGGTGTTTATGGGCATGATGATTTTTTTGATGCAGTAACTATGACATTTAATGTGTCAACAACTAATGCTGCATGTATAGAAGGTATTGCTGACTTAATATATGGTAAAGGTGTATACTCTAAAAACCCTACATCTGATAAGATTTTACAAAAGTTAATTCCACAAGAAGAAACTAAGAGAGTTGCATTTGATTTAAAACTTTATGGTAATGCATGTTATCAAGTATATTGGAATGATGACCATACACAAATAATTAAGATGTATCATGTTCCTGTTCAATATATCAGAGCAGAAAAATTATTATCACATCCAAAGATTCAAAACTATTATTATTGTATTGATTGGAATGACCAAAAGAAAATAAAAGAAAAGAAAAAGATTCCTGCATTTGGAACTTCAAATGAAAAATGTGAAATACTTTACATTAAGAATTATAGTCCAAATTTATATTATTATAGTTTGCCTGATTGGGTATCTGCAATGCAATTTGCAGTTAGTGAAGGAGAGATATCTAATTTGCATTTAAACAACATTACAAACGGTTTCTTACCTGCAGTGATGTTGAACTTCAATAATGGTGTACCCGCTCCTGAAGAGAGGGAAACTATCGAAGATTTAGTTCAAGCAAAATTCACAGGAACAGATAACGCAGGTAGATTTATGTTATCATTTAATGATGACCCTACAACTAAACCAACTTTAGACATTATTGATATTCCTAATTTGCATGAGAAGTATGATTATGTTGCAGAATACACACAAGATAGAATATTAGTTGCACATAGAGTAACCTCACCTTTATTGTTTGGTATTAGAACAAAGAACAATGGTTTTAGTTCTCAAAGTGAAGAAATGATGACAGCATTTAGTATCTTACAAACTATGACAATTAGTCCATTCCAAAACATTATCTTAAACTCATTAGATGCAGCATTGGTACAAGGTGGATATGATGAAATGGAATTATGCTTTGAACAATTAACTCCATTAGTAATTCTTTCACAACAAGCTGAAGAAACTGGTAAATCAGTTGGACAAGTTGAAGATGAAACAAATAAACAATTAGAAAATCCTGCAATACAAGAAGACCCAACTGACCAACAATATCAAGATGGTGAGTTTGAATCAACACCTAATGTAAGTTTTTCTATGTTAGAAGTAAATAATAAAGAATACGAAATAAATAAAAAATAAACTATGTACGCATTATTCATAAACAGAAACGATATTATAAAGAATAGTCCATTGCAAGGTGCAATTGATGCAGATGCTTTATTGCCGTTTGTTAGAACTGCACAAGATAAATACTTAAAGAACTTATTAGGAACTGTTCTATTTGATTATTTACAGGCACAAATTGTTGCAAATACAGTATCTACATTATCGGTATATTATAAAGACCTTTTGGATGACCATATTAAATACACTTTATTGTGGTATGCATGTGTTGAATATATTCCTTTTAGTTCTGTTCAATTTAAATCAAATGGTGCAGTTAAACAACAAAGTGAACAAGGTATAGCACCTGCTAAATCTGAAATTGATTATCTTTTGAATAAAGCTCTAAACAACGCAGACTATTACGCATTGAGATTACAGAATTACTTAATTTCATATTCTCAAAATATACCTCAATACTTGCAGACTGTTGGAAATCAAACTCAAATATATCCTGACCAAAGTAATCAATACTTCGGTGGAATACAATTATAAGCTATGGCAATAATTCATAATACAGGTGCAAATTATACTCTCTATTATAATGCTTTGAATTACTTCAAAACAATAATGAGTAATCACCCGTCTATTAATTCAGTAACACAAGGTAATATAACTAACATAGATACCGATGAATATCCTGCATATCCATTTGGAAATATCTTAATAACTGAAAGTAATTTTGGTACTAGTACAACCAACTATACAATTCAATTGACAATTGCTGATAAGATTAAAAATAAGAATAACGAAAGTAATGATAGAACTAATGCACAAACTGTACCTTTTTATAGAACAGATGATGTAGTAGACATTCATGCAAACACATTAGCTATCTTAAATGATTTAACTTCCTATACACAAAGAGGAGTTGCAGGGTTTGACATAACAGGAGATATAAATTGCACTGCATTCTCTGAACAATTTAATAATGGATTAGCTGGATGGGTATGTGATTTTACACTTACCACACACAACGATAGACCTATATGTTTATATGATTTATATCCTAGTGGGTCTTATTAGATACAATGCCTACATTACAAGACATAGCAAAACAGATTAGTTCTCTTGCACAACTAAACTTACAAAGACAACCTACCCGTGCAATAGACACAGGCAACTTACTTCGTAAAGTTAAGGCTGCAAATACTCCTGCCACAATGGTAAAGGAGTTAAAGACAAAGGATAAGTTTTCTTTTGAAATTGAATTAGACTATGCACCTCAAGGAGCTGAATACGGACAATTTGTAAATGATGGTACATCTAAAATGGCAGCAAGACCATTTGCAGATAATGCATTAGAAGACCCAACTGTCAATTCTATGTTAGACCAATACTACGATGAGTTGGTTGATAAAATGATAATAGGAAACTTAGCAGCAGAGTTGGACAAAATGGAAGCTGAGTATTAGTATCACATACTTTTATTGAAAAGGTGGTTATTATATTAAACGATATACATAATGGCTTTAACTATTACACAGACACCAGCAACTTGTTCGTTAGCACAATCACCAATTATATTTACACTTGCTGAGTCAACACCTGTTTATACATCATCTTCATTTCAATATGTAGGTGAATTATATTATTGGACAGGTAGTTTAACTAATTCTAGTTCAGTTTCAGATTACACAATCGTAAAATTCCCAAATACTGCAGATGTAGGTATTTTTGATTTGAATAGAATAATTAATTCAACTCTAACTCCTTTAGCAATTGCTAATACATCATCTGTTTCATATTTCGCAGTTGATTTTTATTATCAATATCAATCGGGTAGTACATATCTTACGGGGTCACATGTTCGTTCTAAAACTTATAAAGCATTAGATGGATATGGTATATTCCCTGAAACAATAGGACAACAAATATTCACATCGTCAGTTTTCTGGCCTTTAATGACTGACGGCCCTGCAACTCAATCTGCATTTATAGATAATACAGGTATTGCAGGAATTTATACAGGTGATGTTGGAACTACACAACCAACTAAAATAGTTTATACATCTAATTTAGGAACTGCAAACTATAATGTTTCATCATCTACTGCAACATCAGGACAAATATATTCTTACCCAATAGGGCCAGCACAAAGTGGTTTCCCATTATCAACAGTAGGTTTAACAACTTATTCAGTACAAGCATTCAATGGTGCAACTGCATTAAGTAATGCTATTCGTTATAATATAACTTGTCAACAAAAATATCCAAATGTAAGAGTTAAGTTTAAAAATAGATTTGGTCAATTTGATTATATGAACTTTGATATGGTTTCAAAACAATCATTCCAAACTGAAAGAAGAACTTATCAACCACAATTAGGAACATGGGAAAGTTCAACTCTTTCATATCAACCATACGATACAGGTAATCAAGCATATATAGTAGACTCTAAACAAGCAATATCCGTAAACTCTTTTTGGTTACCTGAAAGTTATAACGACATTCTAAAACAATTATTAGTATCTGATGAAATTTATTGGGTATATGATGAAGCAAATAATAAAGTAAGACCATTAACAATAGTAACTCAAAATATATTATTCAAAACGGGAGCAGTAGATAAACTAATACAATATCAATTTGACTTCCAATTTGGACAACCTTATAAATTGATTATGTAATGGGGATAATTAGTA